CTCGTGTTCTGGCTTGACGTGGCAGTAATCGACGGTTTCTTGTACGCGCATCAGCATGCTCTCCCTTTCAAAGTGTCTTTCAGCTTCTGCCTGTAGTGATCCCGGATGCCCCGCAGCTCGTCAGCCGTCCATTTGTGCGGCGAGTTGCTGGACTCCAGCGCCACAACAGCTTCCAGCCCAATTCGCTGGATAAGGCCCAGGCGATAGTCAACAGCACGACCTGCACCCCAGCGATTGCAGACCTTGCGCTGGGCGTGAGCATTCCGTTCGTCAAATCGGAGATGGGATGCACTTCCGGTAGACCGGTAATGGCCGCAGTCGAACGCGCCACCCACTTCTCCTGCTCCCAGCGGCTGGCCGCAGCAAATACAAGGCTTCGTGCTGTCGCGCTCACGGATAAAAGAATTGAATTCACGCTGGGCCTCCTTTATCAACATGGGAATGGTCTTGATCGCCTCTTTGCGGCGCCGCACCTCAACCCTTTGCACTTTTGCAGCAGCGCGGGCCTGCTTCGCTGCCTTGCGCTTTGCCTTGGCGTCTTCGGCCTCGGCGTAGGCTTCGATGCAAGCCGGGTGGATGCGCTGGCCTGGCTCCAGCTTTCCCCGGCAGTGGGGGCAGTTTTTTCTGAGTAGGCCCATTTTTTGTTTCTCCATAGCTACAGCCGGGTGACATGGGCATGTTTTTGCCTTGTGTCGCCTTCTCCAGCCCCATCTGCGCATCTGTCAGATAGAGGCCCAAGTTCCAAGTGGTGCAGTTCTGTTCGGCAGCATCGGTGCTTGTCACCCTTTCCGCTACTACCTTGCTCCGGTCCCCTTGCAAAGGCCGGTTCGGCTGTCGGTTGGTCGTTCCACAGCCGGTGTTTTTCGAGTGCTGCCCATTCAGGCCCATTCGCTACGACAGCCGCGCTCTGACGGCGGAACGCAAAATGCCCTTGCAACTGCGTTCCCCATCCCGGCAGGGCACCCTCTTTCAAGGGTAGGAAACGCATGTGCAAGGGCACTGAATATGTCTCAATCTGCCGGGATGTTGACAGTTCCGATTATACGGTGGTTTTCGGCAGTGGGGCCTGTGGTTCGGCGGAATGTCAGGGTAGGAACGAAAAAAGCCGACTTCTGCTGCGCCCGGTAGGAACCCCCAGTTACGGAGGGCGGACGCATGAGAAGTCGGCTTCTGTCTATCACTTCCTACGGTGACGGTGCCCATTATATCGGGGTTTTGTGGCAGTGTGGGCATGTTGTGCGGCGGAATAACGTCATGCCAGCGCCCCTTGCGGCCACTTCTTGCCGTTGGCTATGTAGCTAACCATCGACTGGTGGATATTGAACTCAGCCGCTACTTCGCTCTGACGGCGCCCATCTGCCAGGGCGACTCGTATTTGCGCGACCTTTTCAACCGTTAACTTTTTGGCTTTGCGTGGGTTCTTTGCCGAGGAGTGGCGTCCGGCAGCTACTGCATGACGCATGTTGTCGCTGTTGTTGACCCACTCAAGGTTGGCGACGACGTTGTTGGACCTGTCGAAGTCAAGGTGGTTGACTTGTGGCAAATCAGTAGGAGGAAGGAATGCTTGCGCGACAAGCCTGTGAATCTTCCGCTCGACCAGCTTGCCGTCTTCGGTCACCTTGCACTTCAGATAGCCATAACTATCAGCAACCGGCTTTAGCACCATGCCACGCTTTATCGCAATACCACCCGAAGGGTGTCGAACCTCGCGATCCATGCTGCGGACGCGACCCAGGCTGCTCACCTCATAGGCGCCGCCAGAGCGGGCTATGGGCCGCCAGACTTCGTTGTTATCGCTCATTGCTCACCCTCCCATGCCTTGAACCGCACGTCATGCTCTGCGCCGAAGGCATAAAGCCACTCAATGAACGCCCGCGCCAGCTTGATCGTGAAGTCGCGCGACTGGATGCCCATCAGCACCACCTCGCCGCGCAGGCCCCGGCCCATGCGGATATCGCCAAACTTCGCCCACTCGCCAGCCAAATCGGAGTCGTTGCGGGTGTCGATGCGAAAGGCAGAGATCAGAATGCGCTTGGCATCCTCGGCATCCGCAAGGTCGGGCACGCGCTCACCCATCTGCTGGGCAATCTGGCCGATCAAGCTGTGGAAGTGCCGGTTGTGGTTGTCGCGGCGCGTCTCAGGTTCCAGCTTGGCCACCATGCGATGCCCGGCCATCAAATACGGCTTGGCGGTGTTGTAGATGTGGTCAACAGCTTTGCGGGCCTGCACTGGCTCCCACAGGGGCATGGTGATGCGCTCAGCCATGCCCAACCCCCAGCCAGTCCAGATAAGCCGCCTTGGGCGTGTAGCCCACACCAATGCGCTTGTTAGGAATGCCGCGGACACCGCAGTGCCAGACTCCGTGCAACTTTCGGAAGTGAGGTTTCATGCGGGCGCTCCTTCAAAAAGATCACGGGTGCGGGAGTCCCGCTCCGCCTCAGATGCCCGGCCCCGGCGCTTGGGCTCAATCAGGCCAGCCTTGCGGGCGCAGACGGGCCCAAATGGCTGGCCACCGATCACGATGGCAGGCGAGAACGTGAAGCGCTCGCATCGGGCGCAGCGGTTCGACTTCACTTCACACCTCCCCGCGCAAAGCGCCAGCGTCCTGCAGCGTTCTTTTCCAACGCTCCCTTGCGGCCCAGCTCGGCCAGGTGCCACTGGGCCCCATTGGTGTGCATGCCGAACTTGGCCCCGACTTGCGCCACAGGCGGCAGTTGGTCGTTCTCGGCCAGGTACTCCCGCATGAATGCAAGGATCTCGATCTGAACTGGCGTGAGTGCGGTCAACTTGCCACCAGCTGCAGGCGCGTGCGGCCAGCGTGGTGCGGGCGCCTTGGTGGCCCGGTTGCCACCGCGCAGCTGGTTGGCGATGCGGTTGGCCTCTCTGGCGTCGGCTGTGAATTCGTGGATCACAGGTAGTCCCCCAGGATTCGCAGTGCTTCGCGCACGTCTTTGGAGCGATGGGCCAGGCCGTCGCGCACGTCATCGAGGACGGCATGGGCCCAGCGCTTTTGCTCTGGCAGGTTTTCGCGCAAGGTCATTGCCATGGCATCTTTCCTTCCATGCCCAAGGCCTGGCGGGCGCAAGTCAGCGTGTAGGGGCGCAGGCGCTCCCCTGCTTCGTGGCGGGCAATCAGGCGGCGCGCCCACTCCTTCCCGTCCACCAGCGGCTGCATGGCCTTCTTGATGCCCAGCTGCTTCGCCATTTCTTCGGCCACCACGCGCTCGTCAGCCTTGGGGGCTGGCAACTGCTTGAACTCAGGCAGCGGGCAGGCATTGGCCAGGGCACGGAACTGGGCCACGTTGGGGCAGCGCTCTGGCAAGTGGCGCAGCGCATACCGCAGCGGCTCCAGGTTTTGAGCGAAGCCTGCCAGCTCACCGCCCCAATCGGACTTGACCAGATTCATGTCCAGGCCGTCCCACTGGCGCAGCCAGGTTGCCCCGTAGCGCACAGCCAGCTTGGCAAAAATCGCGTCGATCACTTCGGCAAACGATTCGTTAGTCATCACATCGCCCTCGTAAGTTGTTTTGGCACGGCGGCAACGTCGATCACCTCGCCCTGCATGAATCGCTGCGCAGCGTCAAAAGCGCTGCCAGGTTGTTTGCGGGCGGCCATGGGCGCAACCTCCTCCATGCGCTGGCGGGCGGCCCGCTGGGCGTAGGTTTCGACCGGCTGGGAAGCCACACCACGCCCCCCCAGCCCCTGCCGGTCCGCGTACCACCCAGCGTTGAAGCCCTGCCACCCGGCTTCGCAGCAGTACGCCAGCGCCGTCTCCATCGACACTCCGGCTTTGCCGGCCTCCCGGCGCACTCCAGCCAAAGCGGTGTCGGTCAACGGGGCGCGCTTCTCGCGGCGCAGCCGTTGAAAGTCCTGCCATACCGGCTCTGAAACATCGTCAGGGCGGGCGGCTAAAGCGGTGGCGGTGCTGCGCTTGCGCGGCGCCCCTACACCGTCAGGTGTATTAATTGGTGTTGGTGTTGGTGTTGGTGTTGGTAGCTCAGCATCCGTTGAACGTTCGTTTAACGTTCGTTCAGCTGGCGTTGAACGATGACCTTCTGCTTTTGCCCTTCGCGCTGCAACGGACGCTTCGGCAGAGGCTCTAGCCTTCATCTGCTTGTCTTGCATGCGCAGGATTTCTTCGTCGCAACGACCGTTTACCCAGCCGCCCTCTACCTCCGTGAAGAACTCACGCAGCACTGCCGTAACCTCGGCCACGTTGCCCCGCATGCGGATCAGGCGAGCCACCTCTGCGGGATCGTGCGGCAATGCGCATTCGCGCAGGTAGTACATGTCAAGCATCCGGCGATAAGCCAGGTCTTCCAACAGATCCAAGTGGGCTGTATGGGCGGCGTAGTCGCCTACGTGAAAGGGGTAGTAATTCAAGCTGCCCCCTATGCATCAATAGACACTGCGTAGGCTTCCATCCAAACCGATGCGTGGTAAGCCTTCACGGTGCCGTAATTCGCGTCAAAAACATCAATGGCAGGGACACCCATCTCTGCCGCTGCACTCTTTAGCAGGCGCCAGTTAAAGCGCGTGCCGTGATACAGCATCTCCATGCGCTTGACGCTGGCGTAGTCCTTAGCCTTGTCCAGTTCGCGCTCAAGGGCCGTTGCCTTTTTCACGGCCTGGCTGGCTGTATTCATGGCCGTAGCTTCGCGGCGCGTACCAATCTCGGCCTTGGTGCGTTCTGCCAGTTGACGGGCCTCATACTCCAGCGCCCATGCCCTTGCGGCTTCGGCAGGGTTGGAGAAGTTCGGCATAGCAATGACAGGCGCATTACGCTGCTCCAACTCGGTCATGCGGTCGAACACCTTGGCCTGAAGGTCGTAGCTGTAGCTCATTGCCATCAGGCAGGCTTCTCGCTTGGGGAAGTGGTAGATGGCGCGCTCGACCTGAGCGCCGGTGCCATTGATGTAAAAAGCAGTTCCCGAAAATTTGGGAGCTGCTTCTCCCAGCACTTTCGGAACTTTCGCCATGAAGTGGTCATGGCGCAGCTCAGCTTCACCTTCTCCGCGCTGGCTGTTGATGTAGTCCACCAGCTCCAGGCTGGTCATGGTGACTGGGTTGACGGTTGAAATAAGTGCGTTCATAATTTGCGTGTTGATTGCTTGAAAAGAACTGCCCGCCTGCCAGCGGGCTTTTTTTTGCCTGCACTTCTGGTAGCAGGCTTCACCGTCAAGCCTTGGCTTGCCAGTTCATCAGCGCACCCCACCCGCAATGCGTGCCGTCTTGGCCTCGCTGGCCGGCTTCTGCTCGCGGTTCTCGATGGTGATTCCGCTCGGGCGGCGCTCCAGGCTCACCGTCTGGCGGCCATTGCTGTCCAGCAGCAGGTGCACGTTGCCCTCAATGGGGCGCGGCTGTGGTTGGTCTTGCGTGGCGCCTTGGAGGGCGCGGCGTCTTGCCCGCGTGGGCGCACGGACATGAATGGGTTGAGTGGCAGGCTGTTGCTCATTCCGCGGCCTCTGTGGTGGCCTTGGCTTTGCGCGGCTTGGCAATACGCGCCACCACGCCAGCGACACGATCAGCCGTAGCCTGCGGCAGCGTTTCGGGCCAGAGATAGATGGTTTGCACGGCGCGGTAGCCCATGGCTTCAGCAGCCTTCTTTGGCGTGCCGCCAAGCAATTCGATTGCGGTTTGCTTTTTCATGCGCGTATTGTAAACATGTTTACAGCTTCATGAGCAACCATATTTGCAATATTTCGCATACCGTCGCGCACCACGGCGCAGCGCAAGCACCAAATGCGCGTTGCAACTTTCTGTTTTTTTGTAAATTTATCTACAAATACTTGCCCACTCCGCTGTAAACATGTTTACAATAGCCCATCGCAGCACACAAAGCAGCGACAGGGTGAGCGGATCGGCGCACATCCAAGAGCCCCTTAAAAATCCACCCCCTGCGGTTCCGCTCGAAAGAGAAGTTGACAGCAGGCGTGCATTCCCGGCGTGAGAGGGAAGTGAGGCGGCAGCGCCAAGAAACGAAAGCTGCCAAACGTCAGGGGCGCTCAGGTGGGCGCAACAACTGACGGACACGGCACTGATAGAGATCAGCAAAGCACCGGCCAGCGGTGCGGCAGGAACCCGGCAACGGTGCGGCAGGAACCCGGCAACGGGGCGGCAGGAACCCGGCAACGGGGGTATGCCTGCAAGCCATTCCAACGAATGGCAAAACCAGAGCGCATTCAACGAGTCGGCTGTGGTTTTCAACCAAGGAGATAGAGATGGACAACCCTGAGATTGGCGCCCTGCGCGTATGGCACATACCGCAAGTGCCAGGAAAAGCGTTCCACGTTCATGTGGACACACCCCAAGAAGCACAGCGGGTGCTGAACGTACTGGCTCACTACGACATGTTCCAACTCAAGGAACGGATCAAGCCCGACTACTGCAACGCCGCAGGACTTGAGCAATACGTCGAAGACGACGGCGACGGCAAGCCAGGCTGGTGCGAGTGGTACGACGAAGAAACGGGCGATTGCATTGATGAGTGGGTTGACCCTGCCAGCATCACTGCACCCAGTTAACCCCACGCCCCGCCCCTACACTAGGGGCCGGGAGTGCCCACCGTCCCGGCCCAGCGCCGGGCCATCACATCAGCGTCACGAGCTGGCATTGATGTGATGGTGTCGCATGACTGAATCTGGTCGGCTAGAACCCGACCCGTTGAAAGTTGCCCACTCCCCTCGCTGTGTCTGCTCTGGCAGTTTGTGGCGAGTCCGCGAGTGGCTTCAGTACGTCGCGGTGCAGGTAGCCCGACTCCATCTTCTTTTTCGGGGCGGCAACGCCGAGCGGATTGACCCTGTGGTTGCTGTGAAGGTGGAACGCCGACAGAGCCGCGAGTACGAGATACCGGCATACAGGAACCACCGCGATGAGCCACGACATGCGCAACGCTTGGTGACGCCTAACCCCCCAATAGCAAATACAAGCCCGAGGGGGCCATTCACCACCGCCGCTTACGAGCGGCTTTTTTACGACCACACCAAGGAGCCGATATGGCAAAGCATCAGATCAAACACCGCTGGAGCGACTCAGTGCTCTTTGAGTGCGATGTGCCAGACGACATGGCGAGCGGGCTGCGTACGCGGTACGTGTTGGAGAAGGCGGTTGAAGCGGACGCCTACCTCGTGGGCGCCTACCTCGCGGGCGCCTACCTCGCGGACGCCTACCTCGCGGGCGCCAACCTCGCGGGCACCAACCTCGCGGGCGCCAACCTCGCGGGCGCCAACCTCGCGGGCGCCTACCTCGCGGGCGCCAGCCTCGCGGACGCCTACCTCGCGGGCGCCAACCTCGCGGGCACCAACCTCGCGGGCGCCAACCTCGCGGGCGCCTACCTCGCGGGCGCCAACCTCGCGGGCGCCAGCCTCGCGGACGCCAGCCTCGCGGACGCCTGCCTCGCGGGCGCCAACCTCGCGGGCGCAAAGTGGCGCGAAGGGGTCGTGATCAACAAGGCCCCCATCCAGTTGTTCGGGCTGCACTGGCGCGTGACCATCCTTGACGAACACATGCAGATCGGATGCGATTTGCACAAGCTGAGCGACTGGGCGCAATACGACGACAAGCGCATTGCTGAGATGGATGGACGCGAGGCTCTGAGGTTCTGGCGCGCGCACAAGGATGCGCTGCTTGGACTTGCAAAAGGCGCTGGACGCGGTGTTGCCGCCGAGCCGGTCGCGGCAACTGAATAGACAACCACCACCCCGCCCCTACACCAGGGGCCGGGAGTGCCGGGAGCCATCAAGAGTGGCGGTTAAGCGCAGATCAAGCAAGCCGAGTGCACCGTCGTTACTAGGTGCCACCTGCAGGACTCGGGACTGCTCTGGGAGCCGCCACCCTTGATGGCCAGCCCATCTTCATCCCCCCTCCCGCTCATGCGGGCACACACGACCACCTACAGGGTGGCTTTTTACTTTCTGGAGTACGTATGCAAATCACCGAAGTTCATGTTTCCGCGGCGTCGAAGCACAAGTCTGAGCTTGAAAAGATCATTGCCGCTGCGGATCAGTTCCGACCTGAAAACGCCTTCATTGCTGGAGGTTCTCTTACAAGCGCCTTCACCGGGCAGGCCATCAACGATGTGGACTTTTACTTCCGTAGCAAGGCCGATTTCCAGCGCGCAATAGAGGATGCCTACGACGACGGCTTGTGGTGTGTTGCCGCGACAGACCGCGCCGTGACCTTTGTGCGCGGCCCGTTGGTGGTCCAGCTGATGTGCTTCGACTTCTTCGCATCCCCGGTGGAGATATTCGACGCCTTTGATTTCACGGCCTGCATGGCGGCATTCGACATCGAGCGGCAGCAGTTCGTCTTTCATGAGGACTTTCTGAAGCACGCGGCGCAGCGCTACTTGAAGTTCCACAGTGGCACCCGCTACCCCTTTGGCTCACTGCTACGGGTGCTCAAGTACCAATCGCGGGGCTACAGCTTGGGGAAGAGCGATCTTCTACGGATCTCCCTTTGCTGCCACAGCGTGCCTCTGCAATCTTGGGACGACCTTGCCAAAGCTATCGGCGGCCAGTACGGCGAGAAAGTCAACCTAGATGCTAGCCAACCATTTTCGATAGAAGCCGCGCTCCGCATCTTCGAGAACACCGACATCACTATCCCTACGACGCCCGAGGAGATGCCCGGTTCGGCAGAAGAGCTGCTCGTAAAGATTGGCATGCCGCTGCCTGAGCCGGTAGCAGCCTAACCCCACCCCGCCCCTACACCAGGGGCCGGGAGTGCCAGATAACAACCGAGGAACACAGATGCTCTTTGCACTGCTGATAGTCCTCGCCATCGCATTCGTTCTCACGCAGCCAGGGCCGTTCACCCAAAAAAGGCCAGTGAGTGATGTAACCACAGATGCCGCTTTGGCAGATGTGTGGCGGTGGCGAATATGCACCGGGGTCTGATGTGAACGGCATCAGGTCCCGCCAAGAATCTTTATCAACGAAGTGTCCCGGCCACGCGCCGGGGCCATGAGATAGCAGTCCTGCCGCTGGGGGTTCCCGGTGGAGCGCACAGGGCTGCTTTCTGATGGTGAATGCCCAGTGGTGATGGGCAGCAAGATGAATGACGGCCACAGCAATGTGCGGTTCCGTCACATAGGTGGTAGACAGAGCAGGATTTCAAATTCTGCGCTCCCTGTGAACCTGCCAAGCGCGGAATCAGTGCCACGCCGCAAGCCGGGATCACCTCCGGCCACCATCAACTCGCGCAGTGTGATTCACGGCGTTGCCCATGTGCTGCGCCTCGGGGTGCCAAGCCGCGAATTGCCCCACCGGAGCTGATAGTCGGTGTTCGTCAGCAGATGCCATCGGTAGCAGGCGGTGGGAGCCCGCCAATCATCTTTAACCAAAAATTAAGAGCGTGCCATGAGTATTTGCAAATATTCCTGCACCGAGGAACAATTCCTCAAAGACGCGGCAGCTCACCAGATGGAGGTGCTGCGCGATGACGGCGTGAACCGCCATTTGCGATTCAGGAATCCAGAATCGAACGCGTACTGGTTCGACATCATCACATGGCCCGGAACGCTGTGCGTTGACGGCGACATGGGCACCTTCGTGTTCCGCCGCCTGCATGACATGTTTGTGTTCTTCCGTACAGATCAGGAGCACTACGACAGAACGGGCCGCGCAGACAAGTTGGCGATCAACCCCAGCTACTGGGACGAAAAGCTGCGCGCCCCGGCGCCACGCGACGCCCAGGAATTCTGCGCCGACAGCTTCCGCCAGCACGTCCAAGAGGCCTTCGATAGCTGGAAGGAGAGCAATCAGCCCGACGACGACGAATGGACCACCGATGCCGACCGGCGCCAATTTGAAGAGCGGCGGGATGCGCTCTGGGCCGCGCTGAAAGAGGACGTGATGTCGTACGCCGACGATGGATCAATTCGCGCCTACGACGCGGCCTGCGACTTCGACTTCCATTTCGATGAAGTTCCGAGCTTCAGCCTGGAGGACTGCTGGGAGTGGGACTGCCGAGTGTTCAAGTTCGATTTCCTGTGGAACTGCTACGCCATCGCTTGGGCCATCAAGCAGTACGACAAGGCGAAAGCAGCAGTCCCCGCCTAACAGCCCCGAGCGGGCTTTTTCTTGCCCGTCACGCTATCGCATTGATAGCTACTCGCGCTTATTCCACAAGCGCCGCGACCTGGTTTCACTCATTTTCTGGAGAGCACCATGGCCTTTGAGCTACTTATGCGCGACTGCGCAGCCGAAGAAGACCGCCGAGCAAAGTGCGACGAGCTGATGCAGCGTGAAGAAGCCCGCCTCGCAGCCATCGCCGTCTGTGAAGCGCGGATTGGTAATTACGACCGCCTGCTAGACGGCCTCAGCTACCGAGACAACGACGAGCAAGTGATTGCAGCACTGATGGACGGCTGCGCGGCTGGCGTGCCTTCGTGCATTGCCGTCGTGAAAGCGCTGGCAGACAAGCATGGTTATCACACAGCGGAGATTGACGAATGACACGCGCCAACTCATACCTTGACGACAACACCAGCACCTTTGCCCGCACCTGCCCCGGCTTCGGCAAAACCGCTGCTCAGATGGCCATGGCAATCGAGGTGTACCGCACACCGATGCACAAGCGCGTGCTGTGGGCATTCTGCCGCTGTGGCTGGCTGATCCTTCCCGCAGTGCTGGCTGTGCTGGTTTTCACCGGCTGCACAAGCGATGTGGACACGTATGCAGCGATGCAGGCGGATTTGGCCGATGCGATTCACCAGGCAGCGAAGGGAGGTATCCATGATTGAAATGAAGCCGACGCCGGGGCCTTTGGTTCCTCACGATCGAGAAAAGGTGACATCCATCCCACTGAAAGCCATTGATTGTGAGCGCCTGGGAATATCGGTTTGTTTTGTCAACGGCCATCGGGAGACTGAGGCAAAAGCAAATGCCATCCTGATTTACGAGGCATTCAATGTGCATCACGACACTGGCCTGTCACCTGTGCAGTTAGTGGAGATGGTGCAGGAGTTGAAAGCCGCCAGCAAGCACTGCGAAGACTTGTTGACGAGCCATGAAATCAATCGCGTCAACGGCGAAGAACTTGCTGACACGGCGATTGCCATGTTGCGCGCCGCACTAGCCAAGTGCGAAGGAGTGAAGCCATGAAGCGGCTTAAAGAGTTCGCCGCTCTATATCGCATCTACCGCCAGTGCCACAAGCCCATTGCAGCCGCTCGGTATGCGTGGGTTGTCTCGGGCGGGTGATCCACAACAACCATGAATTGAGGATGACATGAACGCAACCACTACCGCCGAAGCTGCCGTGCTGGACCTTGAGCCCATCGAGCGCACGGCCCAGCCGCTGACCGTACAACAGGCCGGCGCCCTGGCCGCGCAGCCCCACACAAGCCTGATGCTTTCGCTGATGGACCGTGGCGCCTCGCTGGACCAGATCGAAAGAATGATGGACCTCGCAGAGCGAAACGAGAAGCGCGAGGCTGAGAAAGCCTACAACGCGGCATTCGCAGCATTCAAGGCCGAAGCGGTGCGCATCGTGAAGGGGCGCAAGGTCACAGACGGCCCGCTGCGCGGTAAGGAATATGCGGAGCTGCATGACGTGGTGGATGCCGTGACGCCAGCTCTATCCCGCCATGGACTAAGCACGGCATGGAAGCTGACGCGCGACGAGAAGGATTGGCTGGAGGTCACCTGCACGCTCAAGCATGTGGGCGGGCATTCGGAAAGCGTCAGCATGGGCGGCCCACCCGACGCTGGGGGCGCGAAGAACGCCCTGCAGGCGCGGGCTAGCACCAAGAGCTATCTGGAGCGCTACACGCTCAAAGCCATCTGCGGCGTGGCCGAGGGCGGTGACGACACGGACGGCAACCCGCCGCCCGCATCTGTCCCGCTGGAACTGCTAGCCGCTGCACGCGAGGCAGCAATGGGCGGCTGGGCGGCGCTCAGCAAACACATCAAGGGCCTGTCGCCTGCCGACCGCGCAGCGCTGGAGCCCGAAAGCTACGCACTCAAAAAGGCCGCGAAGGCCGCGGACGAGAAAGGGGCCGCAGCATGAAGATTCTCACCAGCTTTGAACAGGGTTCACCCGATTGGAAGCAGGCCCGCGCAGGCAAGGTGACGGCCAGCCGCGCCAAGGACGCCCGCGACAAGCTGAAATCCGGCGCCGCCAGCGGAAAGCAGGTTGCCTACGCCTGTCAGGTAGCGCTGGAGCGCATCACCCACCAGCCAGCCGACACCACTTTTGAGAACTGGCAGATGCGTGAGGGCCACGTTCAGGAGCCAATCGCCCGGTCCGCCTACGAACGGCGCACAGGGAACCTGGTGGACGAGGTGGGCGCCTTTGCCACCGACGACGATCTTTTCCTTTACTCGCCTGATGGCCTCATTGATGGCGACGGGCTGCTGGAGGTTAAGACGCTGTTCAGCCCCGAACGAATCATGACGATTGTCGGCAATGGCGATGTGTCCGATTTCATCGACCAGTGCATGTTTGGCCTGTGGCTTACCGGGCGGCAGTGGATTGATCTTGTCGTGTGGGTGCCGTCGTTGGAGCACCTGACCATCAAGCGCATCGACCGCGACGAGGACTATATCGAGTCCATGGAAACCGATCTCATGGCATTTTCCCGGCTGGTGACGCAGTACGAAAACACACTGCGCGCCGCCATCCAATCAACCAACGAACCGGCCCTGGAGGCCGCATAAAACCATGGCAACTCTGACAGGACTTTTCACGCTGGGCCGCGATGCTGAAACCCGAGCAACCCAAAACGGCACGACCGTTATCACCCTGGCCGTGGCCTACAACTACGGGCGAAAGGGCGACGACGGCAAGAAGCCCAGCCAGTGGGTGCGCGCATCCATGTTTGGCAAGCAGGCCGAAACGCTGGCGCCGTATCTGACCAAGGGCAAACAAGTCTCGCTGGTCATTCGTGACCTGCACATAGCCACGTTTCAAAAGCAGGACGGCAGCACCGGGACTTCGCTGGAGGGCGTGGCCGATTTTGACGACTTTGCACGCGGCCCGAGGCAAGAGGGCGCGGCTCCAGCCCCGGCCCCGCGTCCTGCGCCAGCACCGCCACAAAGCAGCGGCTTTGATGAATTCGATAGTTCGGACGTGCCCTTCTGACCCACCCAGCAACCCAACCCCCAAGCCACCCACCCATGACAAATGGACACGCCACCCCGCCCGAGGTCATCGAGCAAATCAGAGAACTGGCAGAGCAAGGGCTTGGCCTGAGCGCCATCGCCAGAAAGCTGGAAAGGCCCAAGTCAACGGTACACCGCGTCATCACCGTGGTGCTGAAACGCAAGTCGTCAGCGCCCGCAAAACCGGCCAGCGTGTCGATGGCCAACCGCAAGAAAAAAGGGCCGAGGCTGAAAGCCGACTCGCCCGTGGACGCCAGCCAAGCCACCGTTACACGCATCGAGCTGCCCTCAGATTACGGGCGCGTGTGCAATGCCGCCCAGCGTGCGCCATACGTGCCGCGAGAACTGAGCTACCGGGGGCGGGCATGAGGGGGCCGTTTGCATCCCCGCCTTCTGCGCGCGAGTTGCGCCGCATGAAAAAGCGCGACGAAAGCCGAGGCATCAAACCGCGCAGCGACCGCCACGAAATCATCAACCCCGTGACTGAGGCAGTCATTCGCGTGCGCATCGAATCTGACATCCAGCGCCTGCGTACAGACGCAGGACTGCAGGCCTTCATGGGCGACGACGCGGCACGCATTGCCAGCATGGCGGGGCGGCTGGTTTACATCGTCTGCCACGCAGCCGGTGTGCATGGCCTTGGCGAGACACCAGAGGCCAGCATTCTGGCAGGCACGGCAAACGCCCTGGCAGACATAGCCGAAACACCCGCAGAGCTGGAACGCCAGCGCGGGGCCGTCATCGCAGGGCTGCAGGCCATCGACCGGCTCATGCCCAAGCTACACACGTTCAGCCTGGCAGCGGGTTCGATGGAGCTGGACAACCTGCTGCACAGCGCGAACGGGATGGGAACCGCTGATGTGCGCAGGGCGCTGGGGATGCAGACATGACCGAACCCCGCGAACCAACCGCCAAACAGTGGAAGCGCCGCGCCCTGCAGGCAGAGCAGCAGGTCGAGTTCCTGCAGCAGTGCCGCACGCGGGAGGCCGCAGGCGAGATCGTGCAGTTTCGCCAGATCGCAGCGCTGCGCGTGGCGCTGCAGGAGGCGCGAGAAATTATTGAATGGGCACAGGAGCAGCAGACATGACAGACGACACACAACCCGAGGCGCTGAGGCTGGCCGAAATTTTGGAGGGCGACTATTGCCCAGACTGGTTTTATGAACAAGGCGTTGATGAGGTATCGGCAGAACTTCGAGCACAGCACGCCCGCATCACAGAGCTTGAAGCCCAGCTTGAATCAATCGGCGCAGGCGGGGTGAGTGGCCCGCTGATGGGCATCGCCGCCCCACATACAGCACAAGCGGAAGGGTGGACGGCCGAGCAGGCGCTGCGCAACGTCCTGGCCGCAGTTCAGCGCCATATGCCGCCAGATGGCCCAGACGCAAAGGACACGCTGTCCGAAATCATCGCAATCGTTGACCCGTGGCCGCTTGGCCCCCTGGAGAAATCATGAGCACCAAGACCATTCCTGCCCAGGTCATCAAAACCTGCGACTGCTGCGGTGTGACGATGGACGCACAGAACTCCCGCAAAGAGGGAAAGCTGACGCTCAACGCCCACGCCTTGGACATGTACGGCCATGCCTGCGCAGATGCAACGCGCAAATTAGACCTTTGCGATTCGTGTCTCTACAAGGTTGGAAAGGCGATTGATGCCGCAATGGCCCCTCCCACATCAGCCGAGGGGGTGGAGCATGGGTGAGCCAAAAGTTTCAATCGACGGGCGCACCGTGACCGTGACGTTTGAGTTGCCGTTTGTCGCGGGCGACCCATGCATAACACCACATCACGCCGAGCAAACCACCGTCAGCCGCATCCCGGATATATGCATCAGGCTGAATGGCAACCTGCGGCAGATTTGTGTCAGCCATGACGGCGCTTGGTACTCCAGCACCCATAGCCAGATGCACGGCGTTGAGCAGTACCTGCCAAACATGGCCGCATTCCTTGATTACTGGCTGCGTCGTGGCGATGAGTACGCCTTCGAAGACCGGTTGAAGTGGTTGAAGCATGTGTTTTCAGACAACCCAGCCGCAGTTGAAGCCCTGCAACGTCGATTTATTGAGAGCAAGCAGAACGCGATTCAGGCCCTCACAAAAGAGATGACCAGCTTGGCTCTTGGGCACACCAAAAAACTAGCAGCGCTCCATGAGGAACTGCAAAAGCTGAAAGACCCATCATGACAAACCACACCCCACACGGGCAAGTGCCCGAGGCGTTAATTGATCTGATCGACACCTACGCAGAGACACGTTACCGCTACGGCGGTGTTTACAACGCCAGGACAGAGGCTGCGCGCAATGCTGTGATCGAAGCATTGAGCGGGGTGCAGGCACTCAGCGCAGCGCCAGCCATCGCAAAGTTGCGGCACCTGTACCAGAACATGGTGAATGGGGCTGTGCGCGACACGGCCAGCGCGAAGCGAATCGCAGAGGGCTTGCTTGCACCAGCAATCGAAGCGTTGGAGCGGGCCACACCCCCAGCAGAGCAGCAAGCCGCCCCCAAGGCAGCGCCTGCGCCGCTGAGTGAACTGCCATACGAAAAGCAGAACGCAATCCAAGAGGGCGAACAGATCGGTGCCAGCGACGCGTGGTTCAAAGCCCGTCATGAAATGCTGGACACGATAGACCGCCGAAACGTTTTCAGAGCCGGTTTTGTTCGCGGTTGGAACGCAGCCATAGCCGCACAGGGAGGCAAGGTATGAACAGTTGCAAATTTGATATTGCTTGGCGTGGCCGCTGTGGTACAGCCTGCCAAGGGCAGGTGTGTGAGCATCACGAAAAGGTGAAGTGCTGCGTCTGCGGTGCTCAGGCCACCCACGAATGCGACCACACAGGACAGTTTGTTTGCGGTGCCCCGCTGTGCGACAACTGTGAGGGGTTCACTGACACATCAAAGCCATCCGGTGGATGGGGGTTCATGAACCACACTCATCGCGCAGCCCTAGCCGCACAGGGAGGCAAGGATGCATGATTCAACAGGCTTTCTGACTGGTCTTTTGATCGGAGCGCTTTTCACGGCGTGCTTTGCCGCATGGGTGCGCGACCGAGGCAGAGACGAATGCGACAACAAGCTACCACGCACAGAAAAGTGCGTGCAGGTTTGGGTGCCGGAGCAACAAACCAAGAAAGACACACCATGAGCAACACACCGAGCGATGCGGAAATCATCATGCTTGCCGTAGAGTCAGGCGTGTCAGTGCGAACCGGTAAGGGTGCCGTAAAGCTGGCCCGCGCAGTCCTTGCAAAGTGGGGCACACCACAACCAGTTGCGCGGGTGCCGCTGTCGGATGCACAGATTGCAGAAATGATGCGAGACACATGGGGCTGCGCAAGCATCGCACCACGGCACGCACTAGAGTTTGCCCGCGCCGTTGAGCGCGCACACGGCATCACGCAGAAGGGATGCGACTGATGTCACGCCGATCCCGCCAGCGCCGCGACAAGCGAGCGCCCATCCCTGATTTTGACGATCCACAGCCCCGCACCCACGGGGCTTTTTCATTTCTGGAGCACTGATGCAATACATCCTCACCCAGGCTGAATACGACGAGCTGCGCCGCGCCCAAGGCGTGATAACGACCGCCAAGAAGTCCGAGCTACAGAAACTCTGCACCGACGCAGCGAACCACATCCCAATCACGCGCGACTGGGCGCCGGACGAGCCGCCCGCACCATGGGGCTGCATGCTTGACCAGAGCAGTCCGAACCATGGCGGCTACTGCGACGACTGCCCAGCCCGAAAAGTGTGCCCGCACGACGGGAAAGAATGGAGCCAGTGACCCCGCCCGACTGGCCCACCGCCGACAGGGCCTACCAGCAGCACCACGCCGCCTGCACCCAATGCCGGGCGGCTGGCGCCAGCCCAAACACCCAGCAGCGCTGCCCAGAGGGGGCGCAGCTCTGGGGCACCTATCAACAGGCGGGTGATCCGCCGCATTTCACTTGGCTGCGCAAGCGCCAGGGGGGAAATCATGGCCGAATACCTAACCGGCCCCTGGCACCATAGTTTTGCAGCTATGGAAACAATAGCTACGTGCGCATCGTTTCCGCAGCCGTTTCCGCAAAACCTAAAAATCAAGGCCCTGCCGCATCTCGCGCCGGGGCCTTTTTTTCATCCAGCGCAGCTTTGACGGCCACTCACCCAGCCCTGCCGCAATAGCAGCGCAGGCAAGAGCCGTGCGCTTGTCGATTGGATGATCCCCAGCCAGCAGCTTCGCAAAGCCCGAGCGTGACATGCCCAAGGCCTCGGCAGCCGTCTCGTATGTGTAGCCCATATGGGCCTGCCAGGCGCGCAGATCAGATGGCGTCATACGCCGTATACCGTCTTACGGACGGGGCAAAACATCCAGTCTCCATCCGGGATGCGCGCCAGCGCACTTACTGCAGCGCACAGCTTCAAAATTGCATCGTGAGTACCATTGTCGCGGCCGTATTCTTTATTGATCCCGACTTCCGCGCCGACAAGCTGCTTTGCCGCGTGCGCGGCGGCGGTGCCGTCAATATCGTCGAAGAACGGGCGCAGGTAGGGGCTGTCCGGGGCAGCTTCCATCTTTGCGGAGAAAAACTGTGCCAACTTGAGGTGCCACGCGCCAACAACAAACCACGGCGAACGACCAGTTTTTGCGTATGCCAGCTGCACGGTTCCGTCGTCTGCGCGGCGGCCGATGATGCTGACAACGCCACGGCCACCATCTGCGACACTCTGCGTCTCGGCATACGAATCTTGAACGCCTTCGATCCACACTGCGGAAGCTATGTCTTCGATTTTGTCGATGTGTGTGTAGACGACTTGTGCCATGCTGCTCTCCTAGTTTGCGCACCCGGAATCGAGTGCATGGGGTGAATTATGCGGTGTAGTTATTACACCGTCAAGCACCTGAGCAAACTATTTTTGAGGCCAGCTTTCCAGCATCAATCGGACAGTAGCGGCGTGGCCTTGAGCTTTTCCCGCCATGTCTTGATAAGCGCCTGCGCACTGATCGAATAGTCCTGTGAGGGTTGTTGCATAGTCACGTACGGAGGTGCAGGAAGCGCTGGGCAACTGCACGGCGGTGGCGGCGAGTTGTGCGCGCAGGCCGTCACGCTCAGTACGCAAAACAGCAGCATTGGCAGCTTGAGTTTTTGCCCGTTGTTCAGCAGCTTTGATTGCTTCATCTTTCGTCCTTTGCATTTTGATGGTGTCATCCAGCGCTTTTTGATTCGCGCTTGCAAGTGCCGTGGCGTGCTGCGCCTGGATGCCCGCAATCTGCTTCCCATACCGCCATTCTTGCGTCTGCCAGCCAGCCCCGAAGGCCAGGGCACCGGCCACTATTGCGGTGGCTGCGTAGGTGTAGAGGCCGGGAATCATCGCCAGCCCTTCCACCACGTCAGCATCATGCAGATCAGGATGGGGTTCATTTTTTGGCCTCCAGAATGTGTTCGCTGAAGTGGCCGGTGCGGCCCCATTCGGCGCAAAGCTCTTGCGTGGTGGCGCGTCGGTCTACCAGGCCGGGCAGTGTCACTTTTTGACCGGCCACGGTGCCGCGCACCCATCGGGGCATTTGCGCGCAGGCCCCGTCCAAGTCGCCCGCGTTCGCAAGCCTGGCAATGGCGGTGCCATCGAGCGCGCCAGGCCCCAGGTTATAGACCATGTCGATAAAGCTGGCCTGCACCCACACGTTGTAGGCACCCCAGTGGCGCAGCGCGGCGCGGGCCTGGCGCTCTGCCGCCAGGTAGCGGGGCATCTCCAGTCGTTTGCAGTCGTCTGGCGTGTAGTAGCGCCCGGCCACCACCCCGGCGCCAGTGACACCGTTGCACACGGTCAAAGGCTGGCCTTTGCCCAGCTTGTCCACGTAAGGGGTTCCGATGTGCCTTCCGCTGCTTTCAAAGTGGCTGCCCAGCTCCATAGCCAGCAGAACCGAGGCGCTGGGCTGCTGCGCCTGGTAGGTGGCAGCCCCTGCCGCGCCCATGGCGATTGCCAGTGCCGCCTTCAGCAAACGTGATCTGATGGCTTCTTTCATTTCGGGCTGGCCCCGCTTTTCATCGCAGTCCAGATACCCACAACCGCCGCGATGAGGGCGGCAATGTAGCCCAGCGGCTTTGCCAGAGAGCCGATCATGTCCATCACCTTCATGGCCCCCTGCCAGCTCTTGAAGACGGCCAGCATCTCTGCGGTATCGGTCTTAATCTCTTGGATTGTTGCGGTGTTCTCAGCCAGCAGTACCTTGGCACTGGCTTGCTCAATCTGAATCGCGGCGACAGTCTTCACGATCTCGTCCATTCGCTTGTCTCCCGCCCTCAGCTCTTTGGCAACATAGTCTTTAAATTCTTCTGGTGTGCGTTGCATTGTCGATCCCATCAATCACCCCGTCCAGGCGTAAAAAAACCGGCCTGGGCCGGTTGTGTGAAATCCACTTGCCATATAGCCGTGTTCCCGCATCAATATCCTGGCGGCTTGAAGTCGCGGAACACATCGTTCGGGTACGTCTCCACGATGCGCCGCTCAAATCCGGACTCATCAGGGAACGGCATGATGGTCAGCTCCTTGATCAGCATGTGCTGCATGAACCAGGGCGCCCCGCGCCCGGCCCAGTGCGTGCTGCAAAGGTGCAGCCAGCCCCACAGGTACTGCCGTGGGCCTTTTGCGCTGCAATACGGGTGACTGTCGCGGGTGACAGCGCACAGTGCGAGCAGTGGCGATAGGATCACAGCTACAGCGGACAGCAGCAGCTCAAGCACCGCAAAGCAAAACCAGCGTGCGATCATTGCTTGCTCTCCAGTGCTTCCACCCGAGCCAGCAGTGCCGCTATGTCGGCGCGTTGGCGCTTCACACACGCAATCAGCGGCACGACGAAGCGGTCATACTGCACGCCGTCGGGCACCTTCTGAGCACCCTCTTTTAGCGTTGCCTTGCCGGGAGAGCGTAGCTCGTTACCGTCCTCGTCATACGTGACCACATCTTCTGCAGGATTCCAAGCGTCTGGCAGATACGCCCACTGCGCTAGCCTTGGCTCCACCTGAGCCACTTCTTCCGCAATCAGGCCAAGCCACGACCAGTCTTCTGGGTCATCCTTGTTCGTACTGCGGAACCACACTGGACGCATCCCGTAGATGGACTCAGCGATACTTTCGTCCAAGTCTTCCACGTCTTTTTTGTACCGCGCCGATGACGTGCTGCGGTAGATAAGGCCACCCGCGTCAATGTAGCAGTTCGCCGCAGACGCAGTGGTGGGGTGTCCGATGAGCAGCAGGCGACCATAATTCACCTTGGTATCCCCATTGCCCATGATCGTCACACGGCTAAGGGAGTTCGTCCCAAAATCAAGCTGTCCACTGGGGATGATCGACCCAAAACCAACGCTGTCGCCGTAGCCGGAGAATGAGGTGACCCCAGCCTCCATGACTGCCACACCACTGCTGTTTTTACCGAACAGCCGACCGTTACCCGAACCGCCCACATACACAGAATTAGCGACGGACACATCCCCAGTTGTCGAGATTGATCCAGTAAACGCGGCCCCGGACAGGTTTGCTTTGAGCGCAGCGATAGCTGCAGCAAAAGCTGTTGTAGCCAGCTTTGTTGAGCTATCCCCAGCAGCGGCTGTAGGTGCTGCGGGTGTGTACAGGAAGTTAGCAATACCGTTTGAACGGTTGATGCTGAACGGTGTGTCTACATAAGCCCCGGCGTCGTTATGCCGTGCGATGAAATAACTTCCTGGAGCACCTGCCTCCATCCCCACACCCCAGCGCATCACCCCGGCGTTTAGGATTGACACCTGTGCCGTCTGGGCGTCTGTTGTACGGGATAAACCCAGCGAAGGTGCCGCCTTGCTGACATCAACGTTCCCGGTGAACGCAGCCCCCGCAAGGTTGGCCTTAGCGTTCAGCGCAGTCTGGGTGGCAGTGCTAATTGGAAGACCCGGCGCAACGGTAGTGTTGAATTGTGCCTGCGTGATCGCACCCGTCAGCCCTACAAGAGACGCTACAGGGCCACCAGCGATACTTGCTGCACTGGCGGCAGCAGCATTAGCTGAGTTACCAGCATTTGTTGCAGACGTTGCAGCAGCAGCGGCAGAACCAGCAGCTGCGTTCTTTGATGCGTTGGCTTCGTTTTTGTAGCCTAGCGCACTGTCGCTGTAGCCCTGTGCAGCACCGGCAGACGCTGCGGCCTCGCCTGCTTTTGCGGCGGCAATACCTGCTCTGGTGTTGACATCAACCACCGCGTTTTGCACAGCCTCAACAAGCGCCGGGATTTCGGAGTCCTCAACTGCATCTTCTGCGCGAATGGCGGCAGCTTCCGCTGCGGCCACCGCTTCGGCAATCGGGCCTGCGACTGTGATTTCCTCGGGGTCCATCAGTAGCACCACATCTCGGTCGGTGATAGTGGCCCCTTCAACCGTGGTTTTCAGGCTGTAGCGGCCATTTACAGCGTAAAAATAAAACGTGCCGTCCGCACCCGTTCGCAGTGGGTTTGCTGCGGGGACTGTCCCTTCGCGATCGAGAAACAGCGCGGCCTGAGTGCCGTTTTCTGCGATAACTTCCACGGGCACATTGCGCAGCGCTGCGCCCGAAGTAGTTGTAATGTTGGATTTGTATTTCTGCATGGGGATACCTCACTTAACGCGCATGACAAAACACCCGGTGGCGGACTTCATGCGAGCCTCGTTACCACCATCCCCCGAAATTGAGCCGCCGTGGCCGTGATGGCCTGCGGCGCTGAGCCAGATGCCGGTTCCAGCCCCGTCAGTCCCAGTGCGTCCGCCGAAAAAGGGGTTGCCTCCCGGCCCCACGTAATTCACGCCGGGCGATCCCTGCACAGCAGCACCGCCGTGGGCATGCCCCGGATCGTTCACACCGTGGCCGTGGGCCCCCGCTGCGTCAATCGTCAAGCCGTGGCCGTGCCACAGGTTCTGGCCGTCTTGCATACGGCCTGGCGCTGCTGCGCTAAAAGTACCGTCGCCGCGGACAGTGACGGCACCAATGCCGCCCTGCTTTCCGTTGAGGTCGGGCATCCTGAACGTTGTTGCTCCGTCGCCGCTGGAGAATGACGCCCGCGCGCCTGCGTCACCAACCCAGGCTGCATCGGTGATCAATGGATAGCCACCAGCGCTCACCATGGCCCACAATGCGGGGTATGTTGCGCGGCTGAGTGGCTGCCCATCCATGGGCGCAAAGCGCGCAGGCATGGACGCCCGAACACCACCCCACCACATCACGGATGCGAGTGGCAAGCCTTCGGAATCAAGCCGGTCACGTAGTTGTGCAATGCAGGCCGCGTGAAAGCGCAGGTAGTTGTCGAGATTGGGGAAAACTTGCTCTGTCCCGGCAGGGTAATTGGCCGATTCCCTGGGGTGGAGTTCGTCTATGCTGGCTGGTACTGGCATGGATCGCCCATAAAAAAAGCCACCCGGAGGTGGCGTTGTGGATAAATCAAACCGCGCAAGGCGGGTTAAGGAGTTGGGATGGAATTTACCGATTGGCTGTGGGTCAAATTCATCGGGCTGTGCGTTGCAGCATTCGCATGGAACTTCTGGATGGGCTTCACTGGGCGGAAATAACAGGAGCCACTTGCAGCAATCCACGCCCCGCTGGGCGCATCAAGCGCAGCAAACCAGCATCTCCCGGCGTGCTTTTGCGCAAGGCTGCAGCCAGCGCATCCGGGTCGGCCAGCAATCCGGCCAGTTGCTGGTTTTGCTTCTTGATGGCCGTGTCGCGCAACCCGGACAACATCGGGCCGGTGAACTGACCGACGATAGGGATGCGATTCGCCAGCAGACTCACCGCCTTGTTATCCAAAAGGCCCATATTGTTGAGCGCTGCCAGCTTTTGCGCTGTGTCAGAGCCGCTCACGCGCCCCAGGTTTTCCGCCTTGAGACTCTTTTCGACTGCGTTGCCAACTTCGCGCAATGTCGCCATCTCGCTATCGCTGAACAATTCACGCGCCGCACCTGAGCGCGACTCCAGCCACTTGATGTACTTGCTGGTCAAGTCGCCTGATGCGTTGCTGGTGCTGGCAGCTTCAGTGACTGCATAGCGCTTCAACTCGTCTGCCAGGTCGGCA